AGATGCTGAAAGAATTCTTCTTGCGGTTGCTGCGTCCATCAAAGAATAAGGACTTGAATATGGGCAAACGCTCTCGCAGACGCCAAAGACAACGAAAGGTGATGGAAATGACTACACCACTGCTACTACCCCCTATTTCACGGAAAGTTCAACTAGTGCGAGAACCTCGACGAGAATACCCAGAATTGTATCTTGAAATCTTCGTAGCTGGTTCGACCTACGAAGAACGTCAGTTCGCTGACATGTTCAGTCGTGCCCGATGTACAAAGGCTAAGTCTCCGGAAGAAGCCGACCTTGTTATCTTCACTGGTGGTCCTGACGTTTGGCCGGGACTGTACGGAGAAGAACCTCACGAGACCACTAAGTGGGATCATGAGAGAGACAACGAAGACCTTAAACTCTTCAATCTCTGTGAAGAACAAGGTATTCCGATGTTCGGCGTTTGTCGTGGGATGCAGTTTCTTCACGTAGCCAAGGGTGGTAAGCTGTATCAAGATGTGAACCATCACTACGGCGATCATCAGGTGTACCTGCTCGAAGAGAAGCGGATACTTCACAAGGTCTCTAGTGTACACCACCAGATGTGCATCAAGAACGACGAAATGACCGTCCTTGCTGACAGCGGTAAGGCTAACGAACGGTGGAGTAGCCCTACTACTTGTGATCGAATGGTTCACACTGACATCGAAGCATTCTTCTACCGTGAAGGTTGTGTCCTTGGTGTCCAAGGCCACCCAGAGTATCGCGGGTACGAAGACTTCGCTATCTGGTGTCTTGAGCAGATCAATCAGTACATCGTAGGTAACCCAGACATTACCCGCAAGGGCCGATACCTTCGTGTCAACCCAGACCTCAGAGGCCTTAAAGAGGCTATCGAAATCGTAACGGAGAACGTGTAACATGTGTGGTCTACTTTTTGAAACCATCCATCCAGTCTGCGATTCTGCGAAGTTCTGCTGAAGTAGCATGACCCTTCTTTGAGTTGCAGTTTTTACAGATAACATCAACATTTCCGGGCACATACCCAAGCTCACAGTGAACTCGATCTAACGTAGGGCTTTGCCTGCTACCACCTCTGACAGATGATCTAGTCATACCTGAATTGCAGATAGGGCAATTCTCGTGTATTTCAAAATCGTCTTTTGTGATAGTGTGCGGGACATTAGAACTCTTAGCCCTTGCCCTAGACGATGTCACTAAGGTTTGTTTGTGGTCTCGTTTCTTGTCGTAATCAGCATAGTAATCGTTACGTGGATTAGTCTTAGACCACTTACGGTGAGAAGCCCTCATCTGCTCTTTACGATGTTCTGGAAGTTCGGAATACTTTTTCATAACTATCTCCTATACCCTATTATACCATGATGTGTGGTATTAGTCAAGTAAAATGAAAGGAATTATTTATCTGCGGTTTAATTGGCATCGCCGGTGGCCTTGAATACCGGGACGAAGCAACTCTCAAGCGGATGCTCCTCCTTGACTACCTCCGTGGTGTAGACTCTACTGGTCTCGCCGCAGTCCGGAACAAGGACTCGGAAGTCAAGGTCGTGAAGGCAGCAGTCAACCCGATTGATCTCTTCGGCTACAAGAACTTCGACATGGTACTCACTGGTGCCACTAGCAAGGTTCTTATCGGGCACAACCGAGCAGCAACCCTCGGTAAGGTCAACAACGTCAACGCTCACCCGTTCCACTGCGGTGCTGTGGTCGGTGCTCACAACGGCACCCTCGACCGTCCGTCATGGACTCGCCTTGAAGAAGCCCTCGTACTCGTACCGCTTCCGGCCATCTTCACATCGGTTGGACTGACGGTGCTGACACTTCCGACGAACAGTACGTCGCAGCTTGTCGTGATCTGGTGAAGCAGCTTGACTGGTACCTCGGCGGTTGGTCCACTCAGGTAGACCCTGACACTGTCCGACGTAACCTCTATGGCAAGTCCGGTGCCATGCGGTTCAAGCCTTACGGCGTAGAGTACCGAGTCTTGAGTAACTTCTGGCTTACTTCGGCAGATCGGAAGAAGCAGATGTGGAACCGACTACAGCAGGGTATTTGGGACATGAATCAGCGATATATGCCGGACCTTGGCAATAAGGCTAAGCGCGGGTTCACGTTCTCCAATGCTAACGCTGTTTTACGTGACAGTATCGATAATTCAACACCACTCCCAACTGATTTCCGATACGGTTACGAATACCCGATCTTCAGTATCCGTCGATAAGGAGAGTGACATGGCAGATCATGTTAATTTTTACGAGAACCTAGACGAAGTTCGTATCCGCCTGAAGGATTCTGTTGTCATGTATGACGGACATCCTTACTACGTACTCAACGCAGCCAACCACATGAAGGACGACGTCTTCCGTCTGTACCTCGACCCGTTGAAGCCGGACGGTGACTGCTACTCCCAGTATCAAGGTGGTGTCCCGTTCAGTTGGAGCAACGCTCCGGGTATTAATGAGTGCGCTGCTTCCCTTGACAAGTGGATGGAAGCCAACCCGAAGGCAGGCATCCTTCGCAAGAAGATGAACTCCCCGTTGTTCAACAAGTTCCGACCTTTTCCGCTGGGTATGTGTAACGTAGACGGAGACGTTCAGTACGTCACTCGTAGCCCTACTCGAAGCACCCTCCAAGGTTTGCAAAGCAGTGGTTGTCGTGTGTTCGGACCTAGCGTGTCTCCGAGCGGTGCATCTAGCAAGGAGTTCCGAGTTGGTGTGACTTCTCGTGAGATGTGTCAAACTATCCTCGGCCTGTATCCCTCGGCAGAAGAATCCCTCGAACATCTCCAACGAAAGGACTGTGACAACACTGGCTTGGCCTTTCACCGGGAGTTCGCTCTCATGAAGGGTCCGCTTGACATGTTGTTCCTCGCGTACAAGAGTGACGTAGTAGGCGTATTGGTAGAGGATAACTTCTCCCGTGTTCGGCTCGGTAGCAAGTTCCGCTTCCTGAAGGAAGTAGTTGAAGACCTCAATGTGTTTGGTGATGTAATCTAGGAGTAAGTACAATGGTTAAGAGTAGTTTCAAGTTTCGAGAACAGACTAAGGAAATCAATCTTAGCATCATTGGTAAGTTCGGCCTGAAGGTCACGAAGGGTGACGTAGGTATCGAGATTGAAGTCGAAGGGAATAAGTTCCCCAAGCAGGACCCTGACACTGGCGACAGGCACAAGCTAATCCCGAAGCAGTGGGGATACCACCACGATGGCTCGCTTCGAGGCAAGGACAACGCAGAGTACGTCCTCAAGACTCCTCTTCCGTTCGACGAAGTCCCTGAGGCAGTAATCGCTCTGTGGAAGATGTTCGACGAGTTCGGCAGCGTACTTGACGTTAGTAATCGGACTTCGGTGCACGTCCACCTCAACGCCCAGAACTTCTATCTCAACAGGTTGTGCGCCTTTGTCGCTCTGTACATGAGTGTCGAAGACCTGTTGACTGAGTGGTGCGGTAGTCACCGAGTAGGCAATCTGTTCTGTCTGCGCAGCAAGGACGCCCCGGCTATCTCGCAGGTGCTGAAGGAGTTCCTGTGCGGTGTCAAATCTATGCGAATGAGTCCGTTCCCTGACGGGTTTCACTACGCAGGACTCAACCTTGGTGCCTTGACTAAGTTCGGCTCGCTCGAAGTTCGGACTATGCGTGGTGCCACCACCCCTGAGGAGGTCATCCGGTGGGTTGAAGTTCTTCGTCACATCTACGACTTGTCTGAATCTTTTGAAGACCCTCGTGCCATCTGTGAGAACTTCTCCGGCCACGATCCTTACGAGTACGCCAAGATGGTCCTCGGCCAACACTGTGACACTATCATCACGGAGACTGGGTTCACTACTGACCGACTGCGTGGTTCTCTGTACGAGGGTATCCGCATCGCTCAGGATTTGTGTTACTGTCGTGACTGGTCGGACTACGTCCCAACTAAGATCGCCCCCGATCCCTTCCGGCGCAACCCTAAGAAAGTCTTAGAGTCTATGGGTATGGCAGCCTCACAACCTTCTCCTACTTTTGGCTCAATAGCTGTGACTCACGCCCAGCTTCAGGAGTACTACAATAACGCAACTATCTCGTTGGATACTGGTGCTTGGGCATCCGTGAGTCCGATCCAGTACCCCTCTGCTCCGCCTGCGGCACCTGTTACTCTGTCTTCTCTGAGTGTTGATGTGCAAGTTGAAGTAGACCCATCTAATATGTCTGATCAGGAGTTCATGGAGTGGGCACAGGTAAACGATCCTGATTGGTACCAAGAACACTACGGCGAGACACAACCAGAAAGTGACGCATATGACAACTTCTAGAATCCGAGTCCTTCCTTACAAGCAAGGGAGTAAGTCATCTAAGGCGCTGGCCGATGCCCTTGGTGGGAGGGTGCTCAAGCTTACCGGCAGTACATTCACCCCTCGACACACAGACCTTGTGATTTGTTGGGGTAAGGCTGACGCACACCCCGCCTTGGCTCGCTTCATGAACACTAACCACCTAGCAAGGGTGTTGAATGACCCAGAAGATGTAGTAAATGCTAGCAACAAGCTTGAGTTCTTTAGGACTATGCCTCAAGACGTCGTACCTCCGTGGTGGGACAACGCTAACGACATTCCTGATGACGCCTTTCCCGTTGTTTGTCGGACAGTTCTTAGCGGGCACAGCGGCGAGGGTATTGTAATTGCGGCTACCCGAGACGACCTAGTTACCGCACCCCTGTACGTCAAGTACGTCAAGAAGAAGCACGAGTACCGCGTACACTGTGGTCAACGAGATGACACAAGTATAGAGGTTATCGCTGTCCAGCGTAAAGCTAAACGCCAAGGCGTTGACAACGTGAACTGGCAGGTGCGTAACCTTGCCAATGGTTTCGTCTATGTTCGTGAGGGATTCACTGCTCCGGGAGCTGTTCTACATGCTGCCTGCGTTTCGTTCGCTGAGACTGGACTGGACTTCGGTGCAGTTGACGTAATCTGGAATGAACTGGAACAACGGGCGTATGTACTCGAAATCAATAGTGCTCCGGGATTATGCGGAACTACGATTACAGATTATGCAAAATACTTTAAGGAGTTAATACAATGAAGATCAGTAAACTAATAACTGACCTGCAGAGAGAGCTTAAGAAACATGGTGACATCTCTCTATTTTATGAAACCGGGGATGGTAGATCGACGTGGTTAGCAGATGTAAAAGGGTTGTCTGTTAAGAGAGGTTATACTCCATGGAAGAACCATTCTCAACGGAAAGATATTCTGGTAGTAGAGGCTTTGTACTGATGCGTAACGTAACCCTGAAGTACGTAGACACAGTACTCGGTCGACCTGACGAACTGTACGAATCTCCGGTGTACCCGATCAACAAGGCAAAGGAGATGGCTGAGATGTACGGACTACTCGGCATGAAGGTCGTAGAGATTGCACCGTATCTGAAGAAAGACCTTGACAACTCCTAAGATCATTGGTATAATAAGTTGTAAGGTCGGAAGGAAAGAACATGACTAAGACATGGGTCTACAGCGATCCCCACTTCTACCACCAGAATATCTGTACGTTCACACGGGATGATGGCACTAAGCTTCGTCCGTGGGATGACGCAGAGAAGATGACAGAGGATATGATTCAATGGTACTGCGAGGTTGTACGTCCGGAAGATCGTGTGTATATTCTTGGAGATGTCGCATTTTCTCCTACCCTACTCCGGAAAGCTGTGGAGCGTCTACCCGGACGGAAGGTTCTTGTTCCCGGCAATCACGAACCTCCGAAGATGAGGAAGTACTTCGACCTGTTCGATGACGTACGTGGTTACGTAGTGAAGAAGGGCTTCATCATGAGTCATATCCCTATTCATCCGGGGTCTCTGTCTCGATGGAGCTTGAACATTCACGGTCACACTCACGCTAATCAAGTAACTGAAGTAGGCTACGGAGAAGATTACCGGGAACGGAACGACCCTCGGTACTATTGCGCTTGCGTCGAACGAACTAACTTCCGGCCTATCTTGCTGGATGACATACTGAAAGAAAGAGGGTTGAAGTAATGCGATGCAATATCTGCGATAAAGAACTAACAGACAAGGAAGTTAACTATAACGAAGACCTTGAAGGGTACGAGCCCTGCACTGAGTGCCTTGACGTTGCGATGGACGCAGCGTATTCAGGCAACCTACCTGACGATGACCGTGAACTGGTTGCCGTGGATTCATCTTTTGACGAGATGACACCGTGGAGTAACTTCTTCGCTACACCTGTTGATCTAGATGAAAGGATCGGTCTCGATGACTAAGGAATATACCGGAGGGTACAAGCAGAGTGCGATATGGTTAAACACACAACATGCCCAGACTGTGGAAGCAAGGACAACCTCGCAGTCTACGAAGATCACGAACATTGCTTCAGCTTTGGTTGCGGCAGACATATCAATTATGGAAAGGAACGTGCTATCACAACTGAGCGGGCAGCACCCACAAAGCCTCTGAAGATTTCCCTACCCGAGAAGGGTGGTAAAGGTATCAAGTCACGAGGGCTAGACTCTAGTACAGTAGACAAGTATCACGTCACAGTTGATCCTAGTAGTAAGATCGAGGCTGTGTTCCCTCGGTTCTCCGAGGACGGTAAGCACATCGCTAATCAGATTCGATACCACGACAAGGACTTCTCTACGGAGGGGTCTTACGGAGAGGCAGTACTTTTCGGTCAGCACAGCTTTGGTCCCGGCACAGCCAAGACAGTTACTGTTACCGAAGGGTACTACGACACATTGGCTGCCTTCCAGCTTACTGGCTCACGTTACCCCAACGTAGGTGTGTCGTCAGCTAGCAGCGCTAAGAAGGAAATCGTTAACTCGTTCGAGTATTTGAATTCGTTCGAGAACATCGTTATCAACTTCGACAACGACGAACCCGGCCTGAAGGCTGCGCAGGAATGTGCCCAGTTATTCGCTCCGGGCAAGGTCAAGATGCTCACCCTGCCTAAGCGTGAGATGGGTCGAGACGCAGAAGACAAGCCTATCTACAGCAAGGACGCTAACGACTTCCTCATGATGGGCTGGGCAAAGGACTACATCAACGAGTGGTTCCGTGCTCCTACGTACCTCCCTGACGGTCTGGTGCTAGGTAACGACCAGACGTTGCTGACTGACATCGTAGACTACAAGGAGCCTGAGTCCGTGCCCATGCCTTGGGAGGGTCTCAACAAGAGTACGTACGGCCTCCGTCTCGGTGAGCTTAGTTTATTCCTCGCTGACACTGGCGTAGGTAAGACTACGTTCATGAAGGAAATCGAGTACAAGCTACTCTCCAATGAAGACCTAGAAGCTCGGAACTACGGCGTAGGTTTCCTTCACCTTGAGGAGACTAAGCGAAGCACGGCATTGGGTTTGATGTCTATCCACAAGAACAAGCCGTATCACCTGCCCGACACAGAGAAGACTCGTGATGAACTGATCGAAGTATACAATCAGGTTGTAGCCACTCCCCGTGTCGTGATTTGGGATCACTTCGGCAGCAATGACATTGATGTAGTCCTTAGTAAGATCAGGCACATGGTAGCATTGGGTTGTCGGTATATCGTTATCGACCACCTTAGTATCATCGTCTCTGACCAGACTGGCGACGAGCGTAAGCAGCTTGACGAGATTAGCACTAAGCTCAAGACCTTGACCATGAACCTCAATATCTGTGTCGTGTGCGTTATGCATCTTAACCGGCAAGGTCAGGCTCGTGGCTCTGCTGGCCCTGAACAAGTAGCTAACAACGTCATTCGGCTTGAGCGTGACAAGAAGGAAACCAATCCTTGGCGTCGTAACGTTACGAGGATGATCGTAGAAAAGTGCCGTCTTAGCGGTCGCACTGGCACTGCTTGCTACGTCTATTACAACGACGTCACTGGTCGTCTCGAAGAACTGACACAAGACTTAGCTGAGCAGTTCGAAGCAGGCGGCTCCGACACTGGCCACGAGTTTGAAAGGTATGCCTAACGCTTATGTACTTAGATTACGAGAAAAAGGACACCGATATTTATGTCATAGATATCGAAACTGACAGCCTTCATCCTACTTGTATTTGGGTTATGTGTTGGCGTAACATACGCACTGGACAAAGTGATTCGTGCACTACCACCGACTCCATCCGATCTTTCTTCGAGAGTACATCAGGAGCCTTGTACGTAGGGCATAACATCCTGCTGTTTGATGCACCTAACCTAGTTCGGTTGTGTGGTGTTGACTTGAGCTACGAGAACTGTATCGACACACTCGTACTATCAACCCTCTACAGCCCTAACATCGACGACGGACACAGTCTTGATGCTTGGGGTGCCCGGCTAGGTAACGCTAAGATCACGTTCAACGATTGGTCTAAGCTCTCCGATGAGATGATCGAGTACTGCCACAAGGACGTAGAGATAACGGCTCAGTTGTTCCGCCGGTTGGTGAAGACACTTAACAATCTCAATTTCTCCGAGTTGACCGTTCGCCTCCAACACAGGCTCACCGTCATCATGGACAACCAACGGAAGGCCGGTTTCTATTTCAACGCACCGGAAGCGTTGTACCTCTACCAATTTCTACGTAAACGAGAGAAGGAACTAGCAGATGAAATACGACTTGTCTTCCCCGCAGACCGAGTACGGGTTCGTGAGGGCCCAATGTTTAGAAAAGATGGCCAAGTTACGGCACAGCTACTCAAAGATCGCGAGCGATACGTACTTCGAGAGGACATCACAGCAGGAAGGTACGAGGCTTATGAAGACGTTGAATTCAACATTGGATCGCCTAATCAACGAATTGAAAAACTTCTCACCCTAGGGTGGGAGCCGGAGGAATTCACACCTAAGACTAAGAAAGGTGGTGGCGGTAACCCTAAACCATTCGACAAGGGCAAGCTCTCACCGTCCCTTGAACGCTTCCTAGAGACACATGATGTACCCGAAGTAGAAATGATTGCTCGTTGGATGAGCATTAACGGTCGGGCTAACATGATCAACACTTGGCTGGATAACTATAATGAAACCGACCACTGTATACACGGTAAGCTGTTCGTTGCAGACACACTCCGATTTCGACACCAAGCCCCTAACACGGCTAACATTCCAGCCGTCCGGGTTGACAAGCAGGGTGACGTACTGCGAGCGGAGGCCGGATACTACACTTACGAAGCTAGAAATCTCTGGTGTTCTAGACCCGGTAGGGTGCTTGTCGGAACTGATGCAAGTGGTCTCGAACTACGGATGCTTGCACACTTTCTCAATCGCCCGAAGTTCACCGAATCCGTGGTCGAAGGTGACCCCCACCAGTACAACGCCGACACGGCAGGAGTAACACGAGTACAGGCAAAGACTCTGATCTATGCTATCCTGTACGGTGCTGCCGCACCTAAGATCGCTAAGATTCTTGGCGTCAGTACTCGTGAAGGTGCCCAGATCAGAGAGATGTTCTTGTCTCGATTGGGCCTGAAGGACTTGATGGAAGCCGCACAGCAGGAGCAGAAGCGTGGGCGTATTGAGCTAGTAGACGGGTCTTTTGTCGTCTGTCCTAGCCCTCACTCAGCGTTGAACTACAAGCTGCAAGGCAGTGGTGCCCGAGTCATGGGCGTCTCCGCTGTGCTAGCAGATGACGAGGTAACAAGAAACAAATGGGACGTGATTAAAGTTGGTGACATCCACGATGAAGATCAGAGTGATTGTCACGTTGAAGTGGCTGATGATTTCGGCAGGATGCGTGTTTCCAGTATTATTCGTGCTGGCACTATCCTCCGATTGAACGTTCCGCTGGATGGGACTTACAAGAAAGGATTGACATGGGCTTGTACACATTGATTTAAGCTTGACATCAGCTAAAAATATGGTATAATAGGTCATAAGGTAGGGAGTTATTCCTATTTTATCTTGAAAAGGAAACGAAATAATATGAGCAGCACTACTGTATTTGTACCCGGCACGATTTACTGGGCTAAGATTGTTGGCCGCAAGGCCCTCGTAGATAACTACGAACGCACTGGTAAGGAGTGGGCGTACGAACTAGTACCTGATGACGTTGCCTTCCTGAAGGAACATCGTCTGATGGACCGCCTGAAGGACAAGGAAGACCCGAAGAATCCTGACAAGGGTGACTTCCTCATGCTCAAGAAGCCTGAGCTTAACAAGGATGGTGAAGAGAACCAGCCTATCGCGATCTATGACCACGAAGGCAACTCTTGGGACGAGAACAAGCTCCTTGGTAACGGCACTCGTGTCGTAGCTAAGCTGTCCATCCGTGACTGGGGCGTAGGCAAGAAGAAGAGTATCTACACGCAGGCCCTTCGGATTGAAGAACTCGTCCCGTATGCTTCTGACGCCTTCGGTGCTTACGATGGGGGTTCGAGCAATACTGTGAAGGCTCCGCCTGCGGACTTCGCTAACGACTCACCTGCTAAGCCGAGTAAGCGCAAGGCTCCGGTCGCTGACCTAGACGACGACCTCCCTTTTGATTGAGGAATGGTCATCCAGCCTAAGCTATCCTGATATTCAGGTAAGTAGTTTTGGTAGGATAAAACTACCAGAGCGTGAAGCGCCAATGCCTAACGGTGGAACCAGAAAGTATCGCCCAAAACCTACATACGGTCATAAGACTAAAGCATCTAAAAAGGCTAAACATGTCTATATGAATCTATGTAGCAAATTTTACGGTAACTTAAAAATCCATCAACTTGTGTGTGAAGCTTTTCACGGTCCTAGGCCATTCCCTACTGCGGTAGTGATACATCTAGATGAAGACAGTACGAATAATAAAGCGATTAATTTAAAGTGGGGCACACAAAAAGAAAATTTGAATTCCCCTAGCTTTATAAAATATTGCCAGAGTCGTACAGGTGAGAATAGCCCGACAACCAAGGGCAAAGTGAAGAAAATGTCGGTGTAGCTTAGTCTGGTCTAAAGCAACGGTCTCCAAAACCGTGATCGTAGGTTCAAATCCTACCACCTTCGCCAACGTCCAGCCCCGTGTTCGTCCGAGCGGGTATCATGCGTAGAGTCAAGAAACGCTGTTGCGTTACGACTAGTTAACGGGTCGTTAGAATTGGCATCGGACTCCACTTCTCCCTCTGGCTCTGCCTTTATACGCGGTGTGCTGAATGGTAGGATAAGGTTGCGCTGGAAGTTGGCGTGACGAGGGCCTCCTCTTTTTGGAGCAATAATTTGAAGTACAAACTAAGAGCCGAAGTCAAGCGAACAGTCCTCGACACTATCGCTGTCAAGGTTGACGCTGACTCACTCGACGAAGCGATGGGCTTGGCGTTTGTCGCACTAGAATCATACCCGGCGCCACATGACCGACCACAAGTTGGCTTTGTCTACGTCGAGAATCGAGACACACTAGAGACTGAAATCGTCTCCATCCGAGAGGACCGACCAGATGACAAAAGCGCCTGACACCGCATCGAAGATGCTTAAAGACCTACCCGAGGACATCTACGCCCTGTTCAATCCAGACGAGGACCACGTACCCTCGGAAGAACATCTAGACACCTTCTGTGAGAACCTCAAAGGTCTGCTGCGTAGCCGGTTGGCTAAGCAAGAGCAACGTGGCTCACCTCTTCGTATCTCTGCCCTAGGCAAGCCCAACAGGCAGATGTGGTTCGAAGCCCACCCAATCGAGGGTGGCAAGGAAGCACTAACGCCTAAGACGTACTTGAAGTTCATGTACGGTGACGTAATCGAACAGTTGTTTCTCTTCCTCGGTAAGGAAGCAGGGCACACGATTGAACAAGAGCAAGCAGAGATTGAAGTAGACGGTGTCCTCGGGCACATCGACGCTATCATCGATGGTGTAGTAGTTGACGTCAAGTCAGCTTCTTCCTACGGCTTTGCTAAGTTCAAGACGGATACGGTCACCGACGACGATCCGTTCGGCTACGTCCAGCAGTTGTCTGGGTACAGCAACGTCCTCACACCCGGCAAGGATGCAGCTTGGTTCGCCATCGACAAGGTATCCGGCGAGCTTTGTATCTCTGTCCTACCTAACACAATCATCAAGCACTACCCACCTGAACCACGTATCAAGGAGTTGAAGAGTGTTATCGAATCCGACGTCATCCCGCCTCTCTGCTACGAGCCTGTGGCTGATGGTGCTAGCGGGAATTTCAAGCTCCCTACTCCTTGCAGCTATTGCTCTCACAAATTTAGGTGCCATTCCGGACTGCGGACATTTCTGTACTCTAGCGGCCCTAGATATTTAACTACTGTGGCACGAGAACCTAATGTCCCAGAGGTGACAAGTGCGTAAGACACCTGCAAAGTTTGATACCTATGAATATCGTAGATCATCTTACTTACGTAGAGTCTATGGGCTGACACAAGAAAAGTACGAAGAGTTGTCTACAAATCAAGGCAACGTTTGTGCGATCTGTAACGAGCCTGCTCATCTGTTTACCAAAGGCTTAGCATTAGACCATTGTCATGACACTGGCGAGATACGCGGGCTTCTTTGCGGTACATGTAACAGATGGATTGTAGGTGCTGTAAAAACTCCCGAGCTTCTTAGACGTGCCGCAGATTACTTAGAGAAATCTCGTACAGGCTTATTCGTTACGCCTAAGTATGTTAAGAGTGTGAGGAAAGCTAGTGAAGTTTCGCAGTAAGTTTGAGAAGAGGGTGTATGACAACAGAGGCAAGCGAGAGCTTGATTATGAACCAAGTTCACCCCTTATCGTTTACACTACATCTGCACGGTATATCCCTGACTTTGCCCTCGGAAACGGTGTACTGGTTGAAGCTAAAGGATATTTCGACCCAAGAGCTAGAGCAAAGATGCTCTCAGTTAAGAAGCACTATCCAGACCTTGATATTAGATTCC